TTTATGATGTTCCTATGGATTCAGATAGAGTGGAGTATGAAGGAACCTTAGCCGCAGATGTTCAAACTGTTAGAGTTCCTGCAGGTATGGTTTTTGTAAGAGGTATTGAACTTTTTAATTCTACTTCTTCTAGAACAGGTAGAACCTATTGGCTTCAAAAAAGAGATAGAACTTTGATAAGTGAATATGTGGGAGAATTAACTGGTCCTGAAGGTGGATCTACAGGGCAAGATACTACAGGGTTACCTAAATATTATGCTATGTTTGGAGGAGCGACTGGAACTGGCTCAACTACATCAGGAAATATTATAATGGCTCCTACACCTGATGCTAATTATTTAATAAATATACATGGAAATATAGTGCCAACAGGATTAGGAACTGCTACAAGTGGAACTTACATAAGTAAATACTTTCCACAAGGGCTACTTTATGCTTCCCTGGTGGAGGCTTATAGTTATTTAAAAGGTCCAATGGATATGTTGACACTATATGAAAATAAGTATAAAACTGAACTACAAAAATTTGCAGGAGTGCAAATTGGGAGACGTAGACGAGATGATTATACAGACGGTACTATCCGTATACCAATTGAATCTGCGAATCAGTAATTAGGAGATAAACTATGGCAATAACATCGGCAATTTGTAATAGCTTTAAGCAAGAAATCTTAGAAGCAGAACATAATTTTACAACTACTACTGGAAATACTTTTAATTTAGCCTTATATACTAGCTCTGCAACTTTAGGAGCGAGTACAACAGCTTATTCAGATACAGCGGAAATAACAAATACTTCTGGATCAGCTTATAGTGCTAAAGGAAAAGCATTAACAAGTGTTACACCAACTTTAGATTCTTCAACTGCAGTTTGCGATTTTGCAGATGTTTCTTGGACATCAGCTTCTTTCACAGCTAACGGATGTTTAATTTTTAATGATTCACATTCAACAGACGCATCAGTTTGTGCAGTAGCATTCGGTGGTGATAAAACTGTATCTAGTGGAACATTTACAATTCAATTCCCTGCAGCAGCAGCAACTACAGCGATAATTCGTATAGCATAGGGAGTAAGTCCTTATGGCTAATACTTGGAACAGAACCGGCACAACCTGGGGGCAAGGTCTTTGGGGTGAACAAGATAATAATTCAGCAGAACTTACTGGTCTATCAGCAACAACATCTCTTGGCGATTTAGTAGCTTATGCTGAACAAGGATGGGGTCGTGATGCTTATGGTGAAGAACCATGGGGCGATAGTTATGATCCAAACATTATTATTGAAACTGGTTTTGGATTAACTTCTTCTTTAGGAACTGCAACAGTCACAACTGAAATAAATGCAGGATGGGGTGATAATGATTGGGGTGTAGAAAACTGGGGTGAATCGGGATTAACTTTAGAAATAACAGCTCCTGATGGTCTTACAGCATCTCTTCCAAATGTAGGATGGGGATATCAAACTTGGGGATCTGAATCAACTGGTTGGGGTGGTGCGTATTATTTATCACCAGCAGATGTAATGGGTTTAACAGGAGTAGGTGCTACTTCAAGTCTAGGTACACCAACTATTATATTATCACCAACGATTTCGTTAAGTGGAGTAGGAGCAACATCTTCAGTAGGAGCAATTGCACCAACTGAAATGGTAATAGGTTTAAGTGGTCAAGGCGCTACGGCTTCAGTCGGTGCGATTGCACCAGCAGATGCAGTGGGATTAACAGGAGTAGATGCTACTTCTTCTGTAGGATCGGTAGATGTTAGTGATGCACAAATATTTGATATAAGTGGAGTAGGAGCAACGAGTGCAGTTGGATCTATTTCTCCAACAGAAATGGCTATAGGATTATCAACTGCAGGAGTAGCAACTACTGGAGTAGGATCAATTTCTCCGACAGAAATGTCTATAGGATTAACTGGTATTTCTGCTACTATTAGTCTAGGACAGATTGGTGGTCCAATAGCATGGGAAAAAGTAACTCCAAGCCAGGGTGGTAGTTGGAGTAAAAAAACAGCTACACAAGGCGGTAGTTGGAGTAAAGTTACTCCACCATAAGAAATATATGTTATTGACATTATGTATAAAACAAATTAAAAATAACAACTTAAGCAGGAGATAAATTATGGCTTCAACATATACACCATTAGGTGTTGAAAAAATGGCAACTGGTGAGAACGCCGGTACATGGGGAACAAAAACCAATACAAACTTAGAAATCATCGAACAATTTGCTGGTGGTTATACTACTCAAGCAGTCTCTGATTCTGGAGATACAGATCTTTCAGTTTCTGATGGTTCAACTGGAGCAACTCTTGCTCACAGAGTAATAGATTTAACAGGTGCACTTACAGGTGCAAGAAATGTAACTATTCCAATTGACGTACAACAAATGTATGTCCTTAAAAATTCTACAACAGGTTCTCAAGCTGTTACATTTAAATATGTGAGTGGTACAGGATCTAGTGTTGCATTTACAGGTGGTGATACATCTTCTAAAATACTTTATGGTACAGGATCAGGAAGTAATCCAAACATTATTGATTTAGGATTTGTTACTACTGCTGGTACACAAACTTTAACAAACAAAACTTTAACATCTCCTAAAATTGGAACTTCCATTTTAGATACAAATGGACTTCAATTAGCTCTTTTAACAGCTACAAGTTCTGCTGTTAATGAAATTACATTAGCTAATGCTGCTACAGGTAATAACCCAACACTTACAGCATCAGGGGATGATTCAAATATAGGTATTGCTTTACAAACAAAAGGAACTGGAGTTATTCAAGCTGAAGACGCTGGTGGAACAGTTGCTGCAGTTAAAATTGCAGGAAAAGAAACTATGTGGATTCCAGCTTCTGCTATGTATGGATCAGATACTAATGGTGCTGATGCACAGCAAGTTGAAACAACAGCTACTAGACCAGATATGAAAGTTTTAGATTTTGATGCTAGCACAGCTGAATATGCACAATTTTCAATTGCGTTTCCTAAATCATGGAACGCAGGAACCGTAACTTACCAAGTTTATTGGACGCCTAGTAATACTGATACAGGAGATTGTATTTTTGGTTTACAAGGAGTTTCATGTGGCGACAGTGATACTCTTGACGTTGCTTATGGAACAGGTGTAGAAGTCACAGATGCAGGTATAGGAACAGTTGAAGATCAACAAATTACCTCAGAAAGTGGCGCAGTAACAATTACAGCAGCCGCAGTCGGAGAACAAACATACTTCCAATTATATAGAGATGCAGCCGATGGTAGTGACGATTTTACTGGTGATGCAAGAGTATTAGGAATTAGATTATTCTTCACTACGGATTTAGCGAACGACGCATAAGAGGAATAAATATGAGAGATATAAAACTAGGATCCTTTCCTAATATAAAAGGAGACAAGAAAAGAACAATTAGACCAAAAACTAAAGGTTTTGGTTATCAAGTATTAGGCTTTGGAGCTGGAGGTGCGGGTGCAAAATTCGTAACAGCTACAGGAGGTTGTATAACCACTTGTGGTGCTTATAAAATGCACACATTTAATAGTCCCGGAACCTTTTGCGTATCATGCGCAGGAGATGAAGCTGGCTCTACTAGTGTAACTTGGCTCGTAGTTGCGGGCGCAGGCGGCGGCGGAGGATCTCGTAGATATGGCGGCGGCGGTGGCGGCGCAGGAGGATTTAGAGAATCCCCTAGTGCAGCAGCAGGTTGCTACACAGCAAGTCCACTTGCAGGTGGTTGTGCCGTAGCAGTTTCAGCAACAGGTTATCCAATTACAGTTGGCGCAGGTGGCGCTTCAAGTCCAGGAACCGGTGACGGTGGATGTGGATCAGCTTCAAGCGCATTTCCAATAACTTCAGCCGGCGGTGGCGGAGGATCAAAAGGAAAAGAAGCAGGATTAGATGGCGGCTCAGGCGGTGGCGGCGGATCAGCTGACCACGGCGGTGGTATGGGACGTCCAGGAGGAACAGGAAATACTCCTCCTACAAGTCCCCCACAAGGAAATACTGGCGGTAGTGGTGCTGGAGCAACTTCATCAGGTGGAGGTGGCGGAGGCGCTACTAACACTGGTACTAATGCAACAGGTGGTCCACCAAGAGCTAAAAATGGTGGTCCAGGTGGTCAAGCAGCTACAACAGAAATTATTACAGGTGGAATAACTAAAGGCGGCGGCGGAGGCGGCGGCGGAGAACCAGCTGGTGGCCTAGGCGGCGGCGGAGGTGCAGCTAACGGTGGAAAAAATGCTGGTGCTTCTGCTCAAGCTAATAGCGGCGGCGGAGGCGGCGGCTCAGGTGGATATAGCGATAACTATCCTGGAGGTGCTGGAGGAAGTGGAGTCGTAGTGATACGATACAAATATCAATCTTAATATCATGGCACATTTTGCAAAAATTTCTGAAGAAAATGTTGTTTTACAAGTCTTAACACTTGCTGATAAAGATTGTAAAGACGAAGAAGGCACTGAAACTGAATCTATTGGTCAAGCATATCTTGAACAACATAATAATTGGCCAGCTCATCTTTGGATTAAAACTTCTTACAATACACGTGGTAATCAATATTATAGCACTAACGAAGAAGGTCTATCTGTTTTATCTGATGATCAATCAAAAGCATTTAGAGGAAACTATGCTGGCATAAGATTTATATGGGATGCGGCAAATCAAATTTTTTGGGAACCACGACCATATGGTTCTTGGGTAAAAAATACTTCAACAGCCAAATGGGAATCACCTCTCGGGGATCCCCCAGCCTTAACGGCTGAACAAGAGGCAGAAAATAAAATTTTATTTGACGCTGACAAATGCCCTAAATGGTATGAATGGAGCGAATCCGCTCATCAAGCAGATAATACCCAAGGTTGGGTTTTTGTTGACGAAAACACAGTCCTATAGTACTATTTCACATAACTAATTTATAATGAGAAAGATTCTACTATCTGAGATAGCTATTTATCATGGTCAAATTAAAATGCCTGAGTATTTTGAGATTGATCGAAAAACAATATTTCATCATATGTTACAAGAGGGGGTCACTGAAGAAATTAAGGAAACTCCTTTTTCAAGAGAATTAGATAAATTACGAGCTTATATTAGGGAACATATTTTTATTAAACATAATATTATTTTACAGGAGCTTGGTACTGAATCAGATTTTTATTTTCCCCATGAGCGTTCTAAACCTATGAACCATATGAATCCTATGAATCCAACAGAATCTCCAGATTACGTTTGTTTATATGGAGTAAATGTTGGAAAAGATTCTTGTAGAATCATAATTGAATATAATAATAATAGAATTAAAGGTTGTGTAAAAGAGATGAATTTAAATAACAATGATTTTGTTCTTTTCCCTTCAACTTTAAAATATCACATTGATAAAAATAGATCAGAACAATTAAATTCTATATTATTTATAACTTATTTAAAAAAAAAATGAACTTAAACTATTATTATTGGTATTTTAAGAGTGCTTTAACTCCTAGATTTTGTGATGAAGTAATTAAATATGGTTTATCTCACCAAGATAAATTAGCACGAACAGGTAGTTTTACTGATAAGGAATTAACTGCAGATGGAATTAAAAATTTAAAAAGAAAAAGACATTCTGACATAGTTTGGTTAGATGATAGGTGGATATATAAAGAAATACATCCTTATGTACATAAAGCAAATAACAATGCTGGTTGGAATTTTCAATGGGATAGATCAGAGTCATGTCAATTTACTAAATATAAATTAAATCAATATTATGATTGGCATTTTGATTCGTATGATAAACCATATGAAAAAGGTAAGGACCATCCTCAAACAGGAAGAATTAGAAAATTATCTATGACTTGCCAATTAACAGATGGATCAGAATATGAAGGCGGAGAGCTAGAATTTGATTTTAAAAACTATCCCCCTCATATGCGCGATGAAGCCAAACATAAAATACAATGTAAAGAAATATTGCCTAAAGGTTCTATTGTTGTATTTCCTTCATCTATTTGGCATAGAGTTAAACCGGTAACGAAAGGAACAAGATATAGTTTAGTCGTGTGGCATCTAGGCTATCCATTTAAATAATGTTATTTCCAACTTATACAGTAGATAATTTTTTTGATGATCCTTATAAAGTAGTTAAGTTTGCATCGGGTTTAGATTATAAAAAAGATCCCGAGGGCATATGGCCAGGAAAACGCACAAAGAGTATATTTCATATTGACAAAGACTTTTTTCAATTTGCAACGACTAAAATAATGCGTCTTATATATCCTGACACCTATAATCAGTTATTTTGGGTGGCATCCCTATTTTTTCAACTTGTTGATTATGGGGAAGATGTTAAAGAAGGATGGATTCATAAAGATACAACTACTCAACTATCTTCTGTAATATATTTATCACAGCATAAAGGATGTGGGACTTCTATTTATAAACCAAAATTTTTTCATAGATCCATAGATGTAGAAGCTAATAACATCAGAACAGATTATTATCTCAATAATAAAAAATTTGATAAAAAATTTTATAATGCTTTACAGAAAAATAATTCAAGATTTGAAAAAAGTTTACAGATCGACAGTTGTTTTAATAGATTAGTTCTTTATGATGGACATCAATGGCATTCAGGGGATGGTTTTTTTGATAAAGATGTCTCAGAGGGTAGATTGACTTTAGTATCTTTTATCCATCAAATTTATAGACGGGATACAGAGCAAGTAAAATTTCCCGTACCAGAAATGAAACGGACGATAGGATAACATGGAAAAACATAATTATTTTTCTACACCTATTTGGGCAGAACACAGACCAGAATATATAAAAAGTCTTAATAAGGCTTCCAATAAATATATTATTGAAGCAAAGAAAAGAAATAAAGATTATATAAAATATTATGGTGACTTTGGAACGAGCTATCATTCAACAACCTTATTACAGGATAATAATTTTTTAGATTTTAGAGAATATATTGGCAATAAGTCTTGGGAGTTTTTAGATAATATGGGATATGATATGCATAAATACACAACATTGTTTTCTGAAATGTGGGTGCAAGAGTTTGCTAAAAAAGGAGGAGGACATCATTCACCTCATGTACATTGGAACCAACATGTGTCAGGTTTTTATTTTTTAAAATGTGGACCAGACACTTCTATGCCTGTTTTTCATGAGCCTAAAACAGGAGCACGAGCAACTAAATTACATATGAAACCAGATCTTAAAGGTATTTGGCCAGGGCATGATCTAGTTCATTATAGACCTCAACCTGGCACTTTAATTATATTTCCAGGTTATATGGAGCATGAGTACAGTGTAGATTATGGTAAAACACCTTTTAGATTTATCCATTGGAATATACAAGCAGTTCCAAAACAAATGGCTAAAGATGTTTAAGATAACACATACCTCTTTTGTTCAAGATATATTTTATGCAAATTTAAATATAGATAAAAAATTATTTAACAAAATAAAAAGATATTCAGTGAAGAGATATAATGATTTAAACACAACTTTTTATGAAGCTTTACCAGAAGATTTAAGAAATGAAATACAAAATTATTTACACATGTACGTTACCGAAGTAGGAAAACTTTTGGATAAGAAAAAACATATTTTTAAAGAAG